TATTGACTGGAGTAATGGCTCATATCCCAATTCGCTGGGGTCTAACTGGCACTGTGCCAAAAGAAAAGTTTGAATCAGAAGCATTGCATGTTAGTCTTGGTCCAGTGATCAGCAAACTTGCTGCCAGCACCTTGCAAGACATGGGAGTATTGGCTCAATGTCACGTGAATGTTGTGCAACTTGTGGACCATGTGGAATACAAAGATTATCAAAGCGAGTTAAAATACTTGCTTGAAGAGTCTGGAAGATTGGATACTATATCCAATTTGGTTGCCAGGGTCAATGAAACCGGCAACACCCTGGTGCTTGTGGATCGAGTGGCATCGGGTCATGAACTAGTCAAGAGACTGGGAGATCAGGCAGTGTTTGTATCAGGTGCAACCAAAGGAACAGAAAGGCAAGAACATTATGATCAAGTGGCAGAATCTACTGGCAAGATTATTGTGGCGACTTACGGTGTGGCCGCTGTGGGTATTAATATCCCCCGTATTTTTAATTTGGTTCTTTTGGAGCCCGGAAAAAGCTTTGTCCGCGTTATACAAAGTATTGGGCGAGGCATTAGAAAAGCAGAAGACAAAGACCATGTCCAAATCTGGGACATCACGTCAACGTGCAAGTTTGCAAAACGCCACCTTACCAAGCGTAAACAATTTTATAAAGAAGCCAATTATCCGTTTACACAGGAGAAACTAGAGTGGATGACCATCAAGTAGATCCTAGGCTAATTGTTAGACGCATACAAATGCCGGGCCCTTTTGCATTGGATATGCGAGTGCCTATTTGGAAAGATCAAGTCAGCACCACAGACTTTGCGGATATTCACCAGTTTGTGAATGACAACTATGCACAGTATGTTAGACCTCACAACTGGGATTGGCAAAATATTCCACCGGGACATGTGCCCTGGGACAGTTATAATTTTTTCAAGTTTGACATGCCCAGTGTACACAGGTTCAAGCAAGATATTGCCAGAGCCTATCATGATTTTTCACAAGCATATGAGTTTGAGCCAGAGAAATCTCTTTGGATATCGGGATGGATCAATATCCTAGAAGCTGGGGTAAGTTTGAGCATGCATTGGCATTCTCCTCATTATCACTTGAGTGGATTTATCAGTTTGACAGACAACACATCAACCACGTTTCATTATCCTGCTCGTAACGAAGTCATCAAAAACAGCCTTGGCGGCATCACAATTTTTCCCTGCTGGGCCGATCACGAAGTCGGCATTGTGACTGAACCAGTAAGACTGTCGGTGGCATTTGATTTGTTTACACAGCAATCGGTAGACAATCTTTCTGCAAGTCCAGACACATTGATTGCACATGCAGTACAGCTATTTTGATATTGCTAAAAATAAAATCAGCTAAGTCTTGACTAACAGACAATAACCATATATAATATACTTTATGAGAATACTAACTTTAAACAACATTGCATACGATTTGGACACCCTGCCTGAAGAAGTCGACGACATGCGATTTTCAATTCTAGACAACTCGGATCCAAACAATGTTGATTATCACTATATTCCACTCATCTTTCTTGAAAGCTTTAATGCTCCAGCATTGGTTCTCAAAATTGGCGAGTACACAATTAAAATGCCCATGGATTGGCAAATTCTAATTGGTGAGCCAGACCTGGGAGACCTAGAGGTTCTGCCGTTGACAGCAATCAACGACAGGGGGTTTAGAGTATTTCAATTCAATCCACTAACTGGATTTCGACCCAGCTTCCCCACAATCGAGATTGTTGACGTATATCATGAAGTCACTTGGTACGCACCCAAACTCAAGAATGGCCAAATGCTGTGTGTGCCGTTGAATGACAACATAGAACCTGAATGTGTGTATTTTGTCAAAGACGTAAGTCGCAACTGTGAAATAGTTGACTACAATCAAGCATGGTGATATAATGGATCAATACAAACAAGATGAATCGGCTGAACGAGTGGTAGCCCCAGTTAAACCAGTTGTGGATACTGCACTTAAATCTGCAATGCAGAAAATTGACATCCTGGAAGAAAAACTAGTGGAACAACAAAAAACAATTGAGAAGTTACAAAAAGAATTTCTTCGTTTGAAAAACAATCTTAACACAGTGGTCACAGGAGTTCGTCGTGAGCGATAGACTTAACATACGATACGAGATGGCAAGACTTGATACCAAGGATCGAGACTTCTATGATAGCCTGACTGTTGACGAACTCAAGAAGTTCAGCAATTTTTTGATGATACGGTGGAGCAGTCAAGTTACAGGTCCTAGAGAGTTGCAAGAGTATTATGTACAAAGTTGCAACCATTATCTCAACAAACATTTTTTCTCTATCAACAAACATCCAAAGTTGCAATGGCTGGGAGCCACAGCAGTAAGCCCTGATACAGGATGCCATACACACAATTGGATCTCTCCCAAGAAAAAAGACAAAGGCACCACCGATGTTAAAAAACTTTTGATGAAGTTGTACCCAAATATGAAGATGGATGAAATTGAACTCATGAGTCAGCTTAATTCTAAAAAAGAACTATCGTCATATCTCAAGGACATGGGCATTGACGGAGCACTGTAATTGTTCTTACTATCAACACTGGATCACGCACCCAACAACATGTCATTTGTTTGCCAACATTGTAGCCGTAGTTTTGTAAAAGAAAAAACGCTGGCTGTGCACGTATGTGAACAAAAGAGACGCTTTCTAGAGCAGAAAGAAGTTGGAGTACAACTTGGACTTCGCGCATACTTGCGATTCTATGAGATAACCCAAGGATCTGCCAAGGCCAAAACATTTGATGACTTTGCTGGCAGTTCGTTTTATCGTGCGTTTGTAAAGTTTGGCCGGCACATACAGGCCATTCGTGCTGTAAACCCACCAAGATTTATAGAGTGGGTTGTGAGACAGAACAAAAAGATTGACAACTGGTGCAATGATGCAGTGTATACCGAGTACTTGAACGAGTACTTGCGTGTGGAAAACATAGCTGATGCATTGACTCGTGCAATTGAAGAAGCCCAGATATGGCAAGAAAAAACACAAAACCCACTAGCAGACTACTTGCGGTATGGCAATGACAATGCCTTGTGTTATGCGGTGAGTACCGGGCGTGTTAGTGCCTGGATTTTGTACAATTGTGATTCGGGCAACGAATTTCTAGCACGTATAAATCCAAGTCAATTGGCCATAATATGGTCATGCATTGATACAGACTTTTGGAGCAAAAAGTTCAAGGACAATCCAGATGAAGTTGACTATGTGCGAAATATTTTAAAACAAACAGGCTGGTGATGATTTATATCGACTTCCAACCAGGTGCCCATGGCGCTTATCTAGAGTATGTGTGCAATCACTTTATTGCTGGCCTGGACACAAATGGACCGCCCTTTGATACAAAAGGATCATCGCATGGCAGCTGGCACATACCGGGATCACCAGTGGAATTTTTGTCAGGGCACCATTACACTGATTTATCAATCTTGCCCAATGACTACAACATGTTGTCAATTCAGCTATTGCCCGATGACCTATTGCCGTTGATGTCTATATGTTTGTTGCGAGCAGGCGGGCTTGGCATTGACAATGAGTTGCTGGAACAAAACACATTCCACAAGCTCAACAACTCTAGTTACAAACCCGCCCTGGATAACATTATTGACAAGTTTTTTAAAAATCAACTTCGAGATAGTTATCAAGCAGTCAAAGATGAATCCTGGCCAGATATTGCTACTGTAGATGAATTCAATCAGTTGCCGGCCTGGATACAAACCGAGTGTATGACCACACACAACTTGAAATTGTTGACACTGACCAGTGAGCAGCCAGACTGTCCTAGATATATTCTACGAGAATTTTTTAAGCTGGCATTCAAGATCCCAGATCAGTCATGGCCAATGTTAATACAACAGCAAATGAATTACAACACAAACGGTAATGTTTTTGTAATTCCATACACAAGTTTTTACAAAACTGATTTGTTTGCAGAACAATTAAAAAAAGTTGCCCAAACTTTTGGGTTTGACTTTGTTCCCAGTCATGAATTTATATCTGTACACAACGAGTTCCTAAAACGACAGCCCTACAAGTACACCAAGACCGAGTGTGACTTTTTGTTTAACAGTATAGTAACTGGTGAAAGTTTTGTGATATCTGGCCTGGACCTCTTGCAAGAAAGTTATCTAAGTGCTAAACTAGAACTACATTACAACAAAGAGTTGCCATTTGAGCAAACACAGTGGTTTACTCACAGCAGTCAAATACACCAGTACTTTAATAAGACACCATGAGCGCAGACATTGACATTGATTTTGCTGACAGAAACAAGATATTGTCCTTGATTCAGCACACTCCAGCCGCGCAAGTTGTGCAGGAGCAGGTGCGACGTCACAACTCCGGGGTGTATGTAACAGACATACCTTATGATCCTGTGAACCAGTGTTCGGCAATTGAATATGAGGAAGCTGAACACCGTGGGTATTTTAAAATAGATTTTTTAAACATGGGTGTGTATCAATTGATAAACAGCCCTGCGCACTATCAACAAATGTTAACAGCCACACCCCCGTGGACTAGGCTATGGCTAGATCCCGAATGGAGTCAGCAGCTGGTGCACGTGGGAAATTATACCAATTTATTACAGAGCATGAAACCGGACAGTATCCCTAGAATGGCAGCATTTATCTCGTTGATACGCCCGGGCAAAGCACATTTACAAAACAAAAGCTGGGATCAAATTTTTGATGAAGTTTGGGACGGCAACTCTACCCGAGGGTATACTTTTAAAAAGTCGCATGCAGTGAGTTATGCAGCCTTGGTGGCTTTGCACATGAATCTGCTTAATTGATGGTAGCGTTGTTAATCTGGGCGTTTGACCAGAGTAATGGATCTGCGTTTGCTTTTTCTACGAGAGATATCGTTAAGGCTGCACACTGGCCCATGCAAGATTTCAAGATCCTTGTTGGCAAACGTTCTTAGATACAAACGGAACGGATCCCACTCATTTTTAAGAAATATATTGATAGGTATGCTACGATTGCTTTCCCACCACCAGACAGATGCCAGCTCAAGAAACACTTTTTTCTGAACTGGATCAACTATCATACCAAAGTCATAGATGGTGGTAACCACCTCGTCTCGGTTTTGTACCACACCCAGATATTCAGCGTCTGCGTACACGCATAGCGTGATAAAAGGGTATCGCTCTGTTAGAGTCTTAAAGACATTTTCGCCCATAAATATTGTTGGAGATTCCTATGTATGCAACCACAGCCTATTTATATCAGCAAATTCAGACCGTACTTTTGGTTGACGTTACGGGGGCCTATTTCGATCGGAGATGGAAGCCAGTGTACGCAAAATCATTAACCCTTAACCTTGGGGTGGACAATGTGATATTGTTCCAGTTCCAAAATCAAGATCAAAAGCCCGTGAACATCACCGGAGCGACTTTCACGTTCCGTATTATCAGTCAGGATGGGCAAAATCTTTTGTACGCAAAAGAACTTGTAAGTCTCAGCAACACGCTGGGTCGATCCAAAGTAACCATACCAGCTGCGGACACAGCGTATTTTCAAGCACAACCAGCAAGCTGGAGCATTGAAATTTCATCGGGGGTGTTAAACCAAGCAGTGTTTACTGATGACTACAGTGGAGCCAGGGGAGACATCAACATTGTTAATTCTGTATTCCCAGCGTTTGTTGCAAGTCAAGTGCTGACTATTCCCAGTCAAGCACCTGACAGCTCAATTTACTACACCAGTACCTTGACCACCGATGGCTCTAGCTTGACCACATTCCAACTGGATCCAGTTGATTTTACTGGGACAGTTGCAGTTCAGGGTGCAACAGATGCAACTTCAAACACTGTGGAATGGTATTCTATTCCCTTTGAAGACTTGCAATCTGGCAATACTGTGTCCGAATTAACATTTACCAATGCTACTGATCGT